CTGAAAAATTGGGAGGTTGGATAGAAGCAAGCGAAAGCACTATTATAGGAATTGCTCGCGCTCAATTTTCTTGGTTCACGTTAGATCAAACGCGCTACACGGCTCTCGGTACTAATAAAAAATTATATGTAATGTCGGAAGGGACATTATTTGATGTTACACCTATTCGGTATACAGCTTCCGCTGCAACAAGTGTTTTTACTACAAGTGCTTCTAGCGATAAGGTAACTTGTACGATAAGTGCCCACGGAGCTGCGGTCGGTGATTTTGTCACTATTTCTTCTGTTTCTTTAATTCCAGGAACAAGTAGTTTAACGTCTTCTGATTTTGAAGGAGAATTTGAAATTCAATCTATAACCGATACTAATAATTTTGTCATTGATCTTGCAGCATCAGAAACAGGAACACCTTTTGCCACCACCGGTACAGGAACATTTAATTTTCAAATAAATACAGGACCAGCTGTAAGTGCTCTAGGATATGGATGGGGCACAGCGACGTGGGGAGAAGACCAATGGGGTAACGCCCGAGCTACTTCTACTACAACGATTCAAGGAGCCAACTGGTCTCTTGATAACTGGGGAGAGGATTTAATTGCAACATTTAGAGACGGAGCAACATACCAATGGGATGCTTCAGCAGGGACAGGAACGCGTGCCACGCGGATTACTAATTCTCCTTATTTATCTCGCTTCTCTATGGTATCGGTTCCCGATAGACACATTATATGTTTTGGAACTCAAACAACTATCGCCACATCAGGTAATCAAGATGATTTATATTTTAGATGGGCGAGTCAAGAAAATTTAACAGACTGGACTCCCACAACCACTAACACATCAGGAAGTTTGCGTATTGGGGATGGAAGCAAGATTATTGGGGCAACAAAAAGTAGAGGTTCCATTCTTGTATGGACCGATACTTCTTTACACGGGCTACAATTTATTGGCCCTCCTTATACGTTTGGATTACAGCAACTAGGTGCGAACTGTGGATTAGTGGCACAGCATGCATGTGTGGATGTAAAAGGTATTTCTTTTTGGATGAGTCAAAATGGATTTTTTATCTATGATGGTGCAGTCAAGCAACTCGGATGTACAGTGCAGGATTATGTTTTTGATACACTTGATCCTTCAGGACAAAATGATATTTATTGTGGTGTTAACACGGATTTTCATGAAGTAGTTTGGTTTTATCCCGATACGACTGCCTATAGTAATTTAATTAATAAGTATGTTACTTATAATTATGTAGACCAGGTATGGTCGGTAGGAACGATGGACAGAACTACTTGGTTTGATAGAGGAGTGTATTCTTATCCATATGCGACTCAATACTTGCCGAACAGTACAACGAATGTGACACCGACTATTACAGGAGATCTCTCCAATGGAGTTTCAACTATTTTTTCTCAAGAAAATGGATATAATGGAAATGGTTCCGCTATTTCAGCTTCCATCACATCAGGTGATTTTGATATCAGCGATGAACAGGCTGGAGTTGTCATGGCGGTGAGAAAATTTATTCCAGATTTTAAAAATCAAACAGGGAATGTTAATGTAATTATGCAATTTAGAAATTATCCTCAAGGATCGGCATCTAGCGCTAGTTCTAATTCCCTCATCGAAACAACAACGACTCATATAGATTTACGTGGAAGAGGACGGACAGCCAATGTTAAATTCGCTAGTGATACTACAGATACAAATTGGCGATTTGGAACTTTTCGGTTAGATCTTCAACCTGATGGAAGACGTTAAATGGCTAGAATTAACATAACAAGATTTCCGAATGCAACACCTGAGTATGATCCTCAGCAATTCGATGCTCTGGTTCGACTACTCGAGCAAATAGTAAAACTTTTAAATACAACGTACCAATATGATTTATCAGCTGATTCTGAAGCGCAATCATGGTTTATGGAGCATTAAATGGCTAATTCCTATATTAATTCTGGTGTAGATCTTACTACAGCAAGTCCAACGACAGTTTATACATGCCCTAGCGATACAACAGCTATTATTAAGTCACTTCATTTATGTAATGATAGTGGTTCTGATGCTACTGTTGATATTCAATGGACCGATTCAAGTAATGGGGATGCAGTTATTATGTGGTCTAGTGATTTAACTGTTTCATCAAATAAACAAATAGAAGCTTTAGCGTCCGGAACAGCTGAAATAGATGGGCAATCTACCTTGATTTTAGAGGAAAGCGATGTACTAACTATCACAGCTAATGCTTCTAACCGCGTGCATGTGACCGCAGCTGTACTACAAGTAGATAATTTTAAACGATTTAGAGAAGCAGGGACCACTACATAAAGACTTGAAATAGGAGTAAAAATATGGCAATTAAAGAAGAAGCTAAAATCATTGGATATAGGGACGTGGATGGTCAACAAGTTCCCATTATTCAGTGCGCTACGGAGACTAAAATCTATCATGCGGACTCAGGAAAGGAGTATGATAGTGAGGAAGCTGCAAAAGCAGACGTAGACGATCCTGCAACATCAACCACTGCTGAACATATTAAAAGGGATGTGAAAGTAAAGGTTGCGAAACTCCACATGGAAGGAGCCACAAAAAATTAACATGGATCGTACATGCAACAAACTGGAATAGAAACACTACAACACGTCGCGTCCTCTTTAGGAAGACTTGGTCGTTACGGGGACACTTACATGATTCACGCTGCCGAAGGGGAGACGGTGATTCCATTGGAAGTCCTGGACCGTGACCCGTTACTTAAAGAGAGATTATTTGATTCCATGCGTGCAATGGGCATTGACCCAGAACGCTATATCGTTGGGAATGAACTAAACTCTCGAAACCCTCTTACAGGTCAACCCGAATTCTTTTTTAAATCCATCAAGAAACTTTTAAAAAGCCCTGTTGCTCAAGTTCTCGCAGGGATGTTCTTGCCTGGCGGACCTTTGATTCCCATGGGAATGGAAGCGATTGCAGGAGGAGAAATGAAAGATATCTTCCATGCAGGTGTTCGAGGAGCTGGTGGAAGACTGGGAGCTGACTATTTCAGTATGGATAGCCCATTTAGAGACTCAGGATCTACCGATTGGTGGGCAGGACTTAAAGATAAAATGTGGAAGACCCCAGTTGATGCCACTGAAGCAGTAACTATGGGACAGGCAGAAAAACAATTAATGATTGATAAAGTACTTTTACCAAAAGCTAATGAGATGGTGGCAAAAGGTACCCTGACAGAAGGGGAGGTATATGGTTGGATAGTGGATCAACTTGCCGCTACAGACGTAGCTGGAACAGCCGCTGTTAAAGGTGGTTTCCTTAATCAGATGGGTGGAAAAATAATGGAAGATCCATTGCAGTCCCTTTTTGTGGCTGGCATGGGATACGGCCAATATGATGAAGCCAAGCGCTTCAATGAGGCATTAAAACGACAACAAGAAGAAGACGAGGAACATGACTATATTCCAAGCTATGATGTGATTGGTGATGTATTAGATACAACCACACCGATTACTTATCCTAGTCCAGTTGTCCCGGTTGCCCAAGGAGGAATCATGAATTCTTTGGCAAACGGAGGTTTCCCTCGACAAACAGGACAGATTAGTGGTCCTGGCACGGGAACCAGTGATGACATACCAGCGATGCTAAGTGACGGTGAATTCGTCATGACGGCTGATGCTGTACGGGGAGCAGGAAATGGTAATAGATCTGCAGGCACTAAAAAAATGTACGACATGATGAGACGGTTTGAAGGGGGAAGAGCCTAATGGTTGATTATGTTCAGACACAAAGGTACGCTCCCTATCAGGAAGAAAGGATGCAACAGCTTTACAATACGCTGTTTGGCATCAAGCAGGTTGGAGAAGAAGGTGATGCGGATTATGTTGCGCCGGTAACAGGGTTATTAGATGTAGCCCGTCCGGTTCCAGGACAACAGCTCGCGGCCCAAACTCAAGAACAATTAGATGCCTTTCAAATGGCACAACAAAACCTTGGAGCTTATAAACCAGGCTTTACAGCTGCCGGTCAGGCATATACCACAGGACTAGGGGCTTTAGGAACAGGAGCAGCCGCTCTTGGCGCTGGAGCTGCAGCTTTGGGAGCAGGACAAGCACAATACACACCAACAGCATCATTAATTAAACAATTTGAAGATCCTTACAGCGATCTTGTTACAGCTGAAGCCTTAGCTGAAATAGACCGTCAAGGAGCTCTTTCCACGCAAGCATTATCCGCTCAAGCTCAACAAGCAGGAGCATTTGGAGGATCACGGTTCGGGATTCAACAGGCGGAGTTGGGACGAAACTTACAAGACATTAAATCACGACGAATTTATGAAGATCAATCACGAAACTATCAACAAGCCCTTGCATCGTCCATGGCGGCTCAAGAAGCAGCATCAAAACGAGCTATCGGAGCAGGTCAAGCCTTTACCCAACAAGGACAAGTTTATACCGGTATGGGCCAACAGTACGGGGGACTAGGACAATATTTTGCCAATCTTGGACAAGGATATCAAGGAGCTGGTCAAGCGGACATTGCTTCCTTGCTCGGAATCGGACAACAACGACAAGCATTCGGACAGACTGCACTTGATGTTGGCCGTGCCAATATGCTCGCACAACAAGCAGAGCCATATCAACGAGTGGAATTCGGTGCTAACATTCTTCAAGGAATGCCAGCAGGCCCTCTTAAAGGGGCGCAGGCTATGGGACCACTTTACATGCAAAGTCCTTTTGCCTCAGCCATTGGCGGAGGTTTACTTGGACTAAGGGGCTATCAAGGAATGACAGGACAAGTACCAGGATATGGTATTGGAAATTTGAGTTTAGCGTAAATGGTTAAATCAAACCAACAATTAGTCTTAGAAGCTTTAGGTGGTACTACTACGGAGGAAGCTGATACTTCAGGCATCAGCGGACTTGATTTTAATTTCTTGGCAAAAGATGCAAGCGCTACCCAACGTCTGGAACGATACAACCGGATAGCCCAGGGACTGTATCCCGTTCACGAGAAGGAGCAGTATCAGGCGCAAGCCCAACAACTGTATCCAGAACAAAATTACGGACGCGAGAAATTTTTCGCCGACATCATGCTTGGCCTGGGATTGATATCCGGCCGATCAGAAGGAGGACGGTGGGC